TATGTCTTTAATAGCAAAAGAATCATAACCTCTTTTTTCACTTATAAAAGATATTATATTATCTAATGTTGCTATATTATTTACAGTGGGCTCTTTTTTTTTACCACCATCTTTATATTGATACTGATAGCCAGTATTGCTATAAAGTCCATAAGGACCCGCCATAGCTCCCAATCCATAGGGATTTTGAAACCTACCAGCCATTCTTCCATAAGTTCTTGCCTTTTGTTCTCTTTCCTGGTTTTCTCTATATTCAGTATAAAACTTTTTTCTTTCTTTTTTAAACTTACCTAGAACATCTTGCTGTTTTCTTTTTAACTCTCTAGCTTTATCTCTTTTCTTTTTACCTCCAAACAAACTAATTAAAGCACCAGCTATTCCAATAACAGGAACGGCTGCCATTATTGCTGTTGAAGCGGCTGCGGTTCCTGCTGCACCAGCTGCTAAACCAGCAAGACCAGCGCCAGCAGCATAACCAGAAACACCAGCACCAGCCATTTCGCCTGCTGTAAATGTAGTAGGATCAGCATCGTCAAATGCACTTCTAATTAATCTACCAGCTAAATATGTAGGTAAAGCATTAGCTACTGCAGCTTGAGGACCAGCTCCTCCAGTCATTGCTTGAAAATATCTACCAGTTGCTGTCACCCCTTTACCAACCTCAAATCCTGGAGGAAGAGTTTCACCAACAGGCATAGACATAGTTTGACCAGTTGATGGATTAACAACAGTTTGATATTGAATTGGCGCAACCGTGCCTCCTTCAGCTCCAATTACTGGCTGAGTGCCATAACCAGGATATGTAGCTCCTTGTCTGTAAGCTACACTCTCATAACCTTTTTTACCTAAAGCTTTTGCTTTTTGCCATGCTTTACTTTTTCCAAGATTTAACGCTTTAACACCTTGCGCTCCCTGTAAACCAAGTGACGCTATCTGTGACGCGCCCATCCCAGTAACAACAGGAGGCGCTGTTTGTTCGTAATAATCTAAAGGTAAAAACTTATTCTCCATTTTACTAGGATCAGTCAAATTGTATTGAATTGGACCACTAGTGCCGTGAGAGGCATATCCAGTATTAGAATATGGATCACTAAAAGACACTTGCCCTGTATTTACATAGTCTGAATATAGTTCTGAATAATCTAAAGCCATTAGTTAAACGATTTTCTAAATTTTGTAGTTATTGCAAAGATATTAAATTTTTTGTCAGTATAAGAGTGTAATCTTGCAACCATATAAGTACCAGTTTGTCTATATCTATTTATTGGTTGAGGAGGATCACCATCATCTAACAAAACATTACTTCTTATTGGAAGTCTAAAAGACCCTTCTCTATACTTATGCATAGTACCTGTTTCCATTTCAAACTCCTGTACATATTTATCCGTGTAATCTGTATAAAAATCCATAGAGTCAAATACTGGACGCTCAGTTAACACATTAGGTGTTGCAGGATCAGAATCTAAATCCTCCCATTTTCCAATTAAATTGTTAATTTCCTTAAAGTAGTTAACTCCATCACTTGTTTTAGAGGTAGATATTATTTGAACATTATCAAACTTTTTGTTATCTAAAGGAAAATCATTAACAACAACCTCAAAGGTAGATTTATGAATATATCTATTTGAGTGAAATGAATCTGCATTAGGATCAGCAAAACGTCCCTGGCTTAACTGTGAATCAACCTGAGCATTATACAAAGTGTCTTCATAAAACCAATTCTTAACATCTTCATTTCCTTCCCACTTCCAAAGCTCTAAAGCACCTTCTTTTAGATGATGAGTACCCCATTGCCATCTGTTTTTTACCCAGTCGTCAACTCCATCTCCCCACAAGTCTTCATTTCCCATAATATAATAACCAGTACCATAAGCAGCAAAATGTGGATAGGAATCAGGGCTTACAATCCATCCGTTAAATCTCATTCTAATTCTTGGAGAATAAGTATATCCATTGTGATGAATCCAAAATGGAGGATAAACACTTAAATAACTAATAAAAGCATCAATTTCTTCATTATAAACTATTGAATTATGAAGTCTAAACCTTTCAGCATATCCACCAAACTGATTTCCATTGTCCCATGGATTTATAGCTAAAGTCGGAGTTCCACTATTACTTTCATAAACATTAGGGCCAGTAGGGTATGCTTCTCTATCTACCTTATCTATTCTAATACCATCTAAAATAGTATAAATTAAATTTCTAGTTTTATAATCAAAAACACCATGAATACCAATAAAATTTAAAGGCATGTCATTTCTAGATATGCGATTAAATTCATCATATTTATCATATATTTTTAATCTTCCATACTTTAGATATTTATTAAGATCGTTTTTTAAACCTTTTTCATCACTTAATACTTTTACCCTATTTCCGTCATAAGATATTATTTTTTCCCTATCTACATCAAAAAAGTATAAATTTGATTCACTCTGAACAACGCTATTAATATGCCTAGTTCCATATTCTACAGTTTTATATTCATGGGCCTGAACTGTTTCTCCTGTACCAGTAAAAATAGATGACCCAGCAGCATCACTCAAGAATGTTCTTGGATTTACAATCAACTTAGCTAAAGCTTTTTCTTGAGTAAAATAAACATCATTTTTATGGGTAACTATAGATGTTATTTCACCATACAATGCTTCAACATCATGGAAGTTATATAAAGGAAAAATTCTAAAAGCGTCCTTTTTTTCTCCCGACACTTTTGTTTGTGAGTAAGCTATTTGATAAGGCAAATTAATAACATCACATTCATTTTCCTTAATAGACATATATCTTTTAAGGTTTTTTTCTTGTGAGTAAACAGGATTATAAAACCAATCATTACTATATGGAGGAACTGCTTGATCGTGACCTTCTTCTGTTTGTCCAGCAGCTAAATGTAATCCAGATCTCATATCCGTGTTAACATAAGATTCAACTGGAAAAATTTCCCATTTAGCTATAGAGTTTTGTGGATCTGGAGCAATTGTTGTTTGATGAGAATACATGCCAACAAAAGTGTCTCCACCAAAAACCCTACTAACGTGATAGCCTGGCGCACCACCTGAATCTATCAACGGATGTATATGGCCAGCCTGAATGTAAACAGTTTCCTCTATAGCTCCTAGGCTATCTCCTCCATATTGAAGATTGTTAGGCCTTACAATAGAGGCTAAAGACGCGTAAGGTATCTTATATTGTCTACCCCCTCCTGGCATTGTCAACATATTTCCTTGAGACCAGTATTGATTTGATATAATACCAACAATATCTCTTACATTATGATGACCACTTCTAAGCCTGTTACCAATTGTCGCTCCGTAATTTTCTATATTTGTGCCGCTATAACCCGAATAACCTAAACTTAATAATATACCCCTTGTTCCTCTATGTAATTGAGATACCGTGTCAGTACAAACATCATCACCAGTTAAATCAGTATTAGCACTACCAGCACACAAACCACTATACGACTGGGTTGGCTGGGCTCCTTGAACACTATTTCCAGATCCCAAATGAGCAAATCCTAAAGAGTGATTAGAAAATCCACCAAAATAAAGTGCATACCTCCAGCTAGAAGAAGAAATACCATCCATATGACTAAAGAAGTCTTCACCAACTATTTCTCCATCAGCAATCTCTTTAGCATTTCCTAGCTGATATATATATGAAGACGCAGCTTGACAGCTTGCTGAAGTTGAAGTTAAAGCGTTATGATAAGCCGCAGAAACAAATGGATCTGTTTGATTTGTTCCACCTATAGGGCCACCAACATTTTGTCCAATATCAATAGTGTGTGTGTCTAAATTATTTCTTCCATCTGTTCTACTAACGTATAATTTTCTTGTATTCCCTGTAGATTCTTTTTGATTATAATGCTGTAGATAATTATTAAAATATGTATCATATTCTGTAAAAAACCCCAACGCAGCCCATGCCCCTTCGGATTTATCTTTTAGTCTTAAGGTAGAAAACCAGTGTGCGTCATAACTATCTCTGTGACTCCACCCAAAAGCGGCGCCATCAACAGTTGGAATATTAAAAGTACTAGTAGGTCCAAACTGTACTGGATACCCAAAATTTCCTACAGGATCAAAAATTACATGTCTATTAAAAAATACACCATCATCAACATTATTTTCAGCAGCATCGTAAGAATGATCCATAATCCATCTAGCCCTATCAGAAAGAATCATGCATGCGTCTATTACTATAGCATCTCCAGTTCTAAATTGATAAGGCCTTACACCAAAAGCACTATCTGGAGAATACATAACATGCGTTGTAGGATCTACAAAATGTTGATATCTATATTGATTATTACCACTATTATTTACCTGATAGAACCACCATCCGTAATCAAAAGATCCAAAGTACTGTGAACTTGAAAAATCTGCTTGATTATCCCCAACAAAAGCATCTCTTCTTAATCCAACATTAACAGTACCATTAGTTAATCCAGCCTGAGAATGTGCGTTTGCTCCACTACCTTCTATGCCCATATTGGTACAATTAATACCAATCTTGTAATTTAGTAACAACTCATATTCTGGCCAATCATTTCCCACACCTGCTGTATTTGCAGAAAGTTGTGTATTAGTTAATGAAAAATCTCTACTTTCACCATCTACACTAACACTACTATTAGCATATCCAGCATATCTATTACATTGCTTAAGAATACCTTGTTGCACTATTGTTCTATCTTGTTCTTTTCTTTCTGCACGAACAACCTGAAAAGCAGATATTTTTTCTCTTACATGTTCTGGAATCCAAAACTCAAATACAGGAAATAAGTCAAATGTATATATTTTACCCTTACTATTTCCTAAAGGCTTATATGGTTTTCTTTTTGGATCAAATCCTGGACCGTTTATTTGTGTATTCCAATCACTCCACTGACTACCAGCAGTAAATCCTTCATGCGCTGTTCCATGCATTGGTATATGATTAGAAATATCACATGATGTTCTAAAATCTTGAACCATACTTTCACAATTATATTGCAAATCAGAATCAGTTAAAACATCATAAGTGTTGTTTTCGTGATTTACAGAAATATACTGATCATGTCTTACTGGCATTTGTATATCTCCTATCCATAAAACATTTCCAGGATTACCTGCTTTATCATAAGTTAAAACACCAAAACGATAAGTTTCTCCTCTTTGATAACCCCTTCTCGCACCCGCTCCCATCGGATCTTTATTTGCTCCAATACCACTTACGGTAGCTTTGTATATAGTGTCAACATTATTAAAAGAATTACCAGAAACATTATCCATTTGATGAACCTCACTAGCATACGAGTCAATACTAGCTGATGTCCCATATCTTAGGGTTGAGTTTATCTTTCCATTATTACCAATATCTGAAGCAGTTTTAGGAGCCATTTTAAATGTAACCCTACATCCACCAAGAGCGTTTGTATCATAACTGTGACTTGCACCACCAAGAACTGGACTTGTAACTGAAGACGCTGGAAAATTAGGAACATATCTGTGTGCTGTTCTGTGTGAGTTATAGCTTGCAGATAGATCTAGTTTATTGTAATTTTTATTTGATCCAGCGTCAACAACGTTATCTGGATCATACGGAGTTGTGCACTTCCAGTCTTTTACAGAACTATCAGTAGTCGTTAGCGTAACTTGATTCATAGTGTCAAGAGCACTTCTTCTAATTTTTACATTCCACTCCTTTTCAGTAACTATATTTTGTATAGATCTTAAATTAGCCGCAAATAAAATATTATCTTTTATAGTAATATCTTTACAAACATCCCATGTATTAGAAGGTATTAAAACCTCTGCTAATCCATTAGGTATTTGATTATCTAATGCAGCATGATAAAAATCAACTGATTCATTTGGCCCTGAACCCTGTATTTGTTCAGTTGCAACTCTAGCAACTATTGGGGCGCTATTTAAGCCAGTATAATAACAGGCATAAAGAGTAATTTTATCAAAATCTTGATCTACATTATGAACTGTAACTTTAAAACCTTGATTAGTTTCAACGCCAGACTCGGAACCATAATATCCATAATATGTTCCAGCAGCATGAAAGGTGGTGTGGTAAACATCACTTAATCCAGATATACCTGTTTCACCACCATCATTAGTTTCATATTTATAAGCATATCTATATACCCCAGCAAGCAGCCTACCTGAAGTTACGGATGTAAGAACAGGTTCATTAAAGCGAGCCATAGGCTTTATGTCAAGCTCTTTAGGGTCTACATCTGGTAAGTCAGTTCTATTTAATTGAATTGTTCTTAATGGGTTTAAATTATCTGTCCAATAAACCCTAGTTAAACAGTCATTTTCAACAAGACCTTCTACTCTACAAGAAAGAAGAGGGTCCATATTTAAGTCTGGATAACTAAGCCCTACCGCATTCCAACAAACAAACAAGTCTTTTGCGCTTACTACGTTTCCATTATTGTCAAAATCTAATATAGCAAATTGAGTTCTCCAACGAACATTTTTATGTTCACCATGATCAATCTCAGTTTCTAGATTACCATTCATATAACCAACTATAATTAAAAATAATTGATTCTTAAATGAAAAATGACCTACAATATTTCCAGCAAAATTTAATTTTGTTCCTGTTGAACTATGTTCTGGATCTCCGTTTGCATCAGTATGTTGCTGCCAAATATTAGGAACTTCGGGATAAAAAGTTATGTTGTTACCATCATCTTTAAATTCTTCATAAAGATCTATAACCTTAGTGTTTCCATTTATATTTTCTACAGTAAATGTAAGACCATCAGAATTAATAAGTTTTATATTTTTTGCATAACGATAAGTCCCAGGTATTTGATACCTAGGATCTGGATCATTTAACATCCCTTTACTATAGCCTGTAACTTTGCTTTTGCTTTTCTTAGCCATTAATATGCGTTTAATCCATCGTATCTACGTGGTCTTGTCTTAGAATTCCACACCTTTCCAATCTTAAGTAATTCTCCAGCATTAGGCATGTTGTCATTACCTCTAACTTGACCACATAACCAATACCATCTTTTTTCTAAATCCTTAATTAAGTATTGCGGAACCTTTCCAGAATAATATTCAATTGATTTATGCTTCCACATAATATAAGTCGCAACAGCTTCTTCGTGACCTTGCTTAACCATAGGGTAACCTTCTTCAGACAAAGCCACACTTAAATATGCCACAACCACATCATCTGTATAAGAATCGTTTGACAAGTTTAAGCGATTGCCATTAATATAATATTTATTCGTAGCAGAACTTACTTTTCCTTTAAACTGTGAGCTCGTAGGGAATATAATAGTATTTCCAACCCTAACAGATATCACGTTTACTAAATTATCAGGTAATCTAACTTGTTGGTTATGCATTCTTTCTTTACCTCCTGAAAAAAACTTTTTAATTTTTGCCTGTCCACTAGTATTTAAAATAACGTGATTACCCTCGTCTCCTGAACGGGAGTATGTTAACGTAAGTGTTTTACTAGCACTATCCCAAGATGCACTTATGCCTTTTAAGTTTTCATAATACGATTCATTTAATTTAGTAACAGCGTTAGCCATTGTTAAATCTAGAGTAGCAGCTATTAATATAAAATAATCTTCTTCAGCTATATAAGACGCAAAAGTAGGATCTCTAAAATAAAACCTTGTTCCGCCTATTTCAATATAAGTTTTATTTAATGAATTATCTTCAAATTCTATTTCAGCAGTTGCTGCTTCTGGCTTTCCGTCAGTGTATGTAATTTCTTTTTCTAAAAATGTGTCAAGACTACCAATATACTGCTCAGCCTCAAAAGCCCACTCAGCCCAAGAATCTATATGCTGACTGTATTCTTTAAGTCCTAGATTTCTAGAAACATTATTAAATACTCTATTTACTGGTACATGCATAATTTATTATTTTAAACTGAAGCTATAAATAACTCTAATTGATGATTCGCAACACCTTTTACTTTTAATGCAGTTGCACCGTCTAAAGTTGTTCCTCCGTTGCCACCTTCTACTGTTGTTCCAGTATACATAATGCTAGTAGCTGGAGCTAAAGATGTATAAGCAGCATCTGAATTTTCATCATCTAAACCTACCTGCAAAGCATCTGTGCCATCTAAATTAGTTACTCTAATATATCTTACATCAGCCCTAACAAAAGCCCCGTCATCTGTGTCACTGCCAAATGTGGCTATTTTTATTAATGTATTATCTGCTAATTTTATAATTCTTTTAGAAACATTAGCTATAGATCCAAAACTATGTGTGCAAGTTTGTGCAAAATCTCTTACATCTGTAGTTCCAACATCATGTCCCACTTGTAAAGCTTCTGTAATCGTTACTGTGAGCGTGGCCGCGTTAACATCAGTATCTGCCATAATTAAATATTTTTTATTAAATTTTTAACCCTTGTTAAAGGTATCATTTTACAATTTTTAAATTTATAAGGTCTTACCCAAACTATTTTATAATAATAGTCGTCTAATATAGGAACCTTATATATTACCTTTTCTCCCTTTTTATTAGATTTGTTTACATCTATTCTATAATGAAAAGCTCTTTTATGCGGCTTTTTATCTAAATAGATATATCCCATTTTATTTGGGAGATGAACTAAATCTAATCTAAGTATAACGTCTCTAAAAAGAATTTCAAAAAATTTGCTTACTATAGCGTAATATCTCTTGTATGTTAATTTTCTTTTTAATCTTTTATTTATATTCTTATAAATATCTTTAACAGTCTTATACTTGTCTTTGTACTTTCTGCTGAACATTTGTTGTATCTATGTTATCATCTACTCTATCATCAGTAGTTTGTTTGGTTATGTTAAATTCTTGTTGTAATATTCTTTTATTAAGCTCTGGTATTAATGTTTCAGGTATTGGATATTGCATGTCATCATTCCATTCTACTCCTGTATTTTGATGATCAAACTTTGTAGGATCTGAATACAATGCAGAAGCATAAACTCTGTACTGTATTGGATTTCCATAGCCATTAGTTGTATTATTAAGAATTGAGTTTAAATTCGCAATTACTAATACATCCATATTTTCAGCAGAATTCATTATATATGCAGCAGGACTTTTAGAGCTAAATCTATTGTACTTTTTATTTCTACCTTCGTTTTCACTAACAATAGGCACATCTATATTAGAAGTGTTTTGATTATAATTTGTTTGGCTTTTTCTTAATCTTAAATTTTTAATGCCATACTTATCTACATGTATTAAATCTGGTAGATTAATAAACATATTTCCATAATCAGCCCCCTCTTCGCTTGTATGATAGTCATAAAAATCTCTACCATAATAATCAATATGATCTATACTTCTTCCTGATGGAACTAGGGCTAGAGCAGCTGTTCTGTCTGAGTAAACAAGCATTTCGCTTGCATTACTATTTGCATTTACATATGTTTCCCACTCTGTTATAGCCATACGCCTATCCATTGTTCTTCTTATTAATAGCTCTTGATAGAAAGCATGATCAACGCCCTTGCCAGACATACTATCCTCTTGTATTAATTGAGCTCTATAAGAATGAATCCAAAATTTTATTTGCTTAATATTCATAGACTCTTCGTTAATAGTTGCACTACCTCCGTAAGCTAAGTTTTTAATATTGTACGCTATTTCATTTAATGTAGCCATAATGTTACAAAATTAACATAAAATTTCTCTTTATACAAAGATAGGCCGTCATGCTTACTGCAATCAGACCTATCAATGCGCAGGGAGCAAAAACCCTTTATATTGATTTGCTCTGCTCCGACTCTATAGCTTGAATTTGATAATTCTCGCTTTCTATATTACCAGTCATTAATCGTACAGCGTTTTGCACTATTTCTTGACATATATGCATTGGCCAACCCCAGTTATTAACTCCAGTTGCGGAATCAGAGTAAGCAACACTACCTGCCGCACTATCCCATATTTGACCTGGAACTTGAGCTCCTAATTGAACATCAGCAGTTCCCCAGGGACGCACGTCAACATCAAAATTACCAGCATTTACATTAGATCCTAGTGGATATGTTAAGTACCTCAATCTCCAACGCCCTGCATTACCCCAATCTCCTGTAGTTACATCTCCTGTAAAATTACTATTACTCCAACCTTGCAATTTATATTGAAGCCCATGATACTCTCTTCTCCACGGAATAATATTTAAATTTGTTCCTCTTACAAAATAAACTGGATCACTTCCAGTAGCCTTATTAAAAGGATCACTCCCTCTATTAGGATTGTCTGAGTCAACTGAAATTGCTAAATTGGTAATTTCATTTGATTTAGCCTGTCTTACAACAACATATTTATCTCTATGAGTAACTAAGCCATATTCATTTGCATACCTAACACTAAGATTTAAAATTTTAGCTATAGGGAACGAAGTACTTCTATATGTATATTGAGTTGGACCTCTATAGGTAATCATATGAGGGCCTGAGATTGCTTTGTGTATCGCAAAGGCGCCATTAGACTCAAAATAAACTGCTTGTTCTCTTTGAAATGGACCTAAATGAACATGAAGATCTTGATTGTTGTCAAAGTTTTGACAAGCTTTTTCAAACCAATCAAAAAGAGCCATATTTAAAAACTTATCTTTTTCTTCAGTTGTAAAATAAGGCTGATCTGCTTTATCTAAAAGCAAATCCATTAAATCATGAGCTTCACTAAATGTCATTATTAACTATCTTTGTTAGATGTTTCTATTTCTTTTTTAATATCTATAACATCTTCCTTTTTTGTCTCAACAACCTCTGCTGGTTTCATTTCATTAACTGCAGCTGGAGCATTGCCTCTTAATTGATTACGCATAAGAGCATAAATATCTTTGTTCTCTTTAAGCCACTCAATTGCAGTTTCGTCAGTAAGACCTATACTGTTAGCGCCATACTTCCATACTCCATTTACAAAGGTAAGAAGATTTTTCTCCTCTGCTTTCTTTAAAAATACATAATAATCTTTATCCTTGTTATTAAACAATTCTAAAAATTTAGCTGGACTAGAATTAGCGTATTGTAATATCTTTGCTTTTGTAATAACATCATCAAAGTTATTAGATATACCAATCAATCTTGCCATGTCGTCATATTCAGAAGGACTCATAGAAGTTGCTGTAGTTACAGCTTCAGCGGAAGCAATAGCTTTAGCAGCTATATCTTGTTGTCCTTGTCTTGAATCTACAAAAATAAATCCAGCTCTTTTTACAAGCGGATGCTCTTGTAAGTATCTCCATACACGTGCGTCATATTCATTTTCTAAATCAAATCCTTGCATAGGAGAATGCATCTCCCACTTTTCCATTTCTTTTCCATCTGGATCTAATAACTTGATTGTCTTACCTTCTTTGTTTTTGTAAGCAGCAAACGATGCGTAATTAAACTTTTTGTCGTCTTTTGCTTTAATGTAAACTAAATGTGCCATTTTCTTTTTGGTTTTTAAATTATTTACTCCTTAATCCTGCCCTTTTTTTGTTTCAGCTACAACTTGTGGTCTACTTCCGTCTTTACTTGAAGTAACCCATCTACGTTGATAACCTCTTTGTCCCCACTTAATACCTGGCGTCAGGTTAATTCCAGCATTAAAATGCGGGGCTTTTTTTTCTTCCTGTGGAATGTCATTAACATCTACAAGTTTTCCGTTTATTAGTTTGTATGTTGCCATAATATGAAAAGATTATTGAGGGGCTACTTTGTATTTCACCCCTCATTAATCAAAACAATTTTATCCAAAAACTACACCTCCGTTAGCATCGCAAAGACCTTGGACATACCAGTTTGTGCCATCACACTCTAAGAATACCCAATCTCCTACTACAGAGCCACCAGATTGATCAAAAATAATTTTTGTATCACCAGAGACAGCACTATCGTTAGCACTAACCCCCATAATAGTACCCACAAAATCATCAGATGATCCTGCTTGTACGATATCAACATCAGCCGTTACGTTAGTGATGATAAACTTAAAGTTCATCCCAGCAACAGGAGACGGCAATGTAACGTCAATAGCAGAAGCACCGCTAACAAATATAGTCTTACCACTGTCTTCAGCTGTAAGAGTAGTATCTGCAGCTAATGTTCTTGTAGCTACACTGTGACGGAAATTTTCTAATTGAGGTTCTGCCCCAATTCCAGGGACCATTACTTTAGACCCCTTATGATAATAATTACCCATTTTTCTATTATTTATTTATTAAAACTCAGTTAAGATTAAGATCCAGCAGTAAATGCTACAGCAGAAATATCAGTGTGTCCTGCAGCCGAAACTGTAAAAACTCCACCTCTTCCATTAGCACATTCATTTGCCATTTCTAATGCGATTTCATCAGATTTACCAGACGTTACAGTTAATGTGTACAAATCTGGAGATTCTCCTGAATCTGCATTTAAGAAAGAACAAACAACTGTTGTTGTCGCGGTAACACGAATTGCATCTAATCTGCCTACTGGTACTAGATTTTCATCATCACCAGCATTATCTACAAATTTAATTATTTTAGCCATTTTTTAAATGCCTCCTACTTTACTCAGAGGACTTTATTAAGTTAAAACCTAGCGAGAGGGAGGCTAGTCCCTCTGGGTAGGCCAAGTCAATTATTTAATTAAGCTACAGATAAAATACCGCAAGATAATGGATTTCTTACAACGATTCCAGATTCAGCTAATACGTGACACTCAAATTTGTCATCACCATTAGCAGCCATCATAGATTTGTTATCGTAAGGATTAACCATACCTGATACATATTTCTTAACAAAGCTTCTATTGATACCATCAGCACCTTTAGTGATCAACTCAATGTTTGAAACACCAGAAGTTTTACCCATATCAAGGAATACCATTTTAGCAGACTCTTTTAAACGAGAATCACCAAATGCGTTAGTTCCTGATGTAGATCCGTGCATGTGAGCATCATCAAATACTGGACAATAAGCAACAGTAATTTTGTTACCTAATGCGTGGTATGAAGTAAAGTTAGCACCTAAAGATACATCTCCATTAACACCAGAGAATGATCCACCAGTCATAGCGCCAGAAGGAGCAACTAATAAATCTTTCATAGCTTTATGGAATGCTAATCTACCTTCAGTACCTGTATATACTAACCACTCATTACCTTCAGCACCTTGAGCATTCAAAGAAAGCTTAGCGATGAATTCAGTAATGATATCTTCAGTAAGAGCACCAGCAGTATAAGTAGCCTGGTTAGATGAGTCAATCTGTGCAAGAAGACCATCACCAATAACAACTCTACCACCTTGTGTAGTTAATGAAGAAGAACCATACAATGATTGATCAGAAACGCTTTCAGAGAAAACATCAGCTTCTAATGCAGCGTAAGAAGTACCAGCTGTCATAGAAGTTTTTCCATACCAACGTTGTAATTCTTGCTCATACATGAATTGATCCATCAATTGTTGTTCACGCGTGAAGTACCATAAACGAGAACCATTATTCTCAATCCACGTTACATCAGTAGCGTCTTTACCAGTAACCGTACACTTTTTACGCATAATAGTTAACCAGTTTTTGTAAGTGTCTGGGTAAGCCCAGTTTTCACCAACATCAGTTCCTAAAGAACCGTATGGGAAAGCAGAACCGATACGACCAGCTACCTCGTTAACAGCGATTGTTCCGTCATCAACAAGCTCAATAGTATAGTCTAAACCGTTAGCAGCAATACTAGTAACTAAACCAGTTGATCCATCTTGGAAACGAAGTAAATCGTATACATTAAAGATAGATTCAGAAGCTGTGTTAGCTGTACCACCAGAAGCAGCAGAGAATGTTAAAACCGCTTGATCACCAGCAGTAGCAAATGTACCAGTAATAGTTTTGATATATTGCTTTTTAGACAATCTACCCATTACTTTCCACTCAAATGAGTTATCTCCTAAGACCTTCTCAGAAGCATAAAGACCTGCTTTTTCTAAAAGCAAAGTCAAAGTATATCTCGGATATTGAGATATTAAAGTACGTGCAATTTCTGGGTACTGCAATAACGCGTTGTTTAATGCGTTTTCTGCTGTAGTACCAGCACCGTACTGACCCGAATTAAATGTTAATTGTGCCATTTTTAATAATTAAATTAAAGTTAAAAAATTAAGTTAAACTTTATTTAGTCACAATTTATACTTTTAGGCTTTGCCTTTGTATATCTTATTCCTTCATAAATGCGGCTGGATCAAATCCACTACTTTTTGGTTTATAAGTAGATTTAGTTCCAGTCCTAAGTTCAGGAGATGATATACTGTCTAATATGCCAGCTTTACCCTCTTCCCTTCCTTGACTACGCAAGATCTTAGCAAACTTGTCCTTATATAACATAAACATTGCAATTTCCGCAGCATTGCCGTGGCTCTTCCAAACATCTTCCGCCATATTACCAGACACGATGTATTTATAGACCTCTTGTAAATCTTTCTTTGTAACACGTCCTCCCATAAACTCTTTCATTCCTTTTAGAGTTGATTGAAGTTCTTTTTTGTTGCCCTCTACTCTTTCTTTTCTTGTTTTATCAGCATTAGCAGCATCATTAAGAGCTTTTATTCTTTGTTGCTCTAAGAATTGATTTAACTGCTTTCTAATACGAAACGCTTCTCTTTTGAGCGTCCCTGTATCTTCCATTTTGTCAATAACCTCCATAATATCATCATCACTCATTCCGTCAGTCTTCATTTCTTCAGTCACTAATTGCCTGTCTGACATTTGTAAAAACTCTTGAACAGCAATTGTAGCTTCTGTTTCTGGAGCTTTAGGAGTAAAAGGAGTGTTGAATAATGCTTCAAACTCTTCTTTACTTGACGCTTCTTTTCCTAAGGCTTTTGCAACCTTAGACCAATCTATCTCTCCAGGTTCTGCAGGTGCCTCATTTTCCTCATTAGTTGAGGTTTTAGCAAACATGTCATCCCAGTCTTCATCAACTGGCTCTTCTGGAGTTTCTTCTTTTTTGACTTCAATATCTCCCCATGCAAACCCATCTTCATCAGTAGCCTCTTTGCTAGAATCTTTAGAGTCTTCAGAGTCTTTAGATTCAGCCTCTTCTTTTTTGTCCAATTCTTCAGCTTGTTCTTCGTCATAGTTTCCTTTCATTTCTTTTACAACATCATTGCCCATAAAAGCATTGATGTCAAAAGGTTTTTCTGTGTTTTCTTGTGTGTTTTCTGTAGATGCTTGCGTATCAACGTTTTCAGCTGACTCAACAGCATCAACCAAACTAGTTGTTTCTTCTGCCATGTTTAATTATTTAATTGTTCCCTATAATTTGCAAAGATAATAAATTATTCGTTTATCTTATCTTTGATTTTCTCAAGTGCCTCACCGTCATTAGTTTTATCGGTATTAGGAGATCCTTGATCAGAGTTTTTCTCTCTATCTTTTAATACAGATACTTTTTCTTTCATATCTGCAATATCACGTTTACTTTCGTCATTAATTTCTGCAACAGCTATATCAGTTTCTGATTGTATTTGAGCAACCTGTAGCTTAGTCTCATTATCAATTTGTTTCAACTGAACCTCTCTTTGGAATTTAGCATCTTCTTGTTGCGCTTGCATTTCCATCATCTGTTGTTGCTGAGCTTGCTGTTCTTCATTAACTTTTTTAGCAGCCTCAAGACCTTGTTCAAGAACTCTTTCTGCTTCAGTCATAGTTTCAGCCTTAAATACTTTAATAATATCTAAAAGAGTAATCTGACCTGAACTTAATGCAGCTTGTGATAATTGTGTAATAGACTGACGCATTGCATCATCTTTACCAGCGTCTCCAACAAAAATTCCATAATCATTAAATGCAATATCTGGAAACACATTAAGTATCTTGGAAGCACCATCTCCAAACACCATTGAAGCTTTCTTACCTTGCGACCAAGCTATCTTCATAAGCTCACACATTCTAAGCAAACATCTTTTCTTTACCTCGCCATGTGCGTAGAACCAACTCTCAGTAATTGTAGCAGACTGTAGTACACTTCTCTGTACATTGCCAACATATTCATATTGTTCTACAGCACCTTCTCTTTGTTTAGTAACACCAGAGATTTGGCCAGCCATATCTTCAAGCATCATTTTAAGATTAATAAGCTGTTGCACTGATTGGCTTAATGTAAAGTCAACCTGGCTAAACTGATTAAAGTTAGAAACCTGCCCACCTTCATCTTTAGAGTTAATTGGTATGATACCGTCTGTCTTTAAGTGATAAAGAACAGTTTGCATGTCCATGCCAAGATTGGTGGGTAGTTGAGATACATCATATACAACCGCCTTACCACCTGAACGAGCTAAAGCCAACTCTATGTGATACATGACTATGTTATACAGGAATTGTACATTCTTTAGCATATCTACCATAGAAGCGCGCTTTCCAGTAGTGTTGTTTTTAATATAACCTACATAAGAAAGTTGTGCTGAACCTGGATCATCTACAGAACGAACCTGATTAGGTCTTCTTCTGCAATCTACAAGTATCTGACCACCAATTTTAGTTCCAATCCAAATATCATCAATATACTTAGATCTTATTACATCACCTTTTTTCTTTTTGTAGTTGTCAGGAATTTGTTTGTAAAAAGGTCTTTCTGGATCATATTTATTTTCAGAAATTTTATATTTTATTGATTTTATAGATTTCCACTCACAGTGTAACACTCTAATTCTAGAACCTTCTCCCTGTGACCATCTTACCCAATCCATAGAAGTGTTGTAACTCTTATAGTCATCATAACCAGAAACGTGTTGCATCTCGTTAATAAACTCTAAATCTTCTTTTGTTAATTGATCTCTAAACTCGTCAAGTATCTCGTTAGGTGTAAGCCATCTTTCCTCTCCTATCCATTGAGCTTCATCTAAATAATCACTATCCGTATTAGTATCATAAGCCACAGCTCTTGGATCCACCCTTCTAATATATGGATCACCATTTTTTACATAAACCTTATAGAATTCCTTACCTGTAACAAGTAGGTCTCTAAATCCTGCTTTAAATATTTCTCTAAAGCTATATTTCTGCAACAAGTAGTTTAGTCCGTCTTGAGCAACCTCTTCTACAGCTTCTTTATATTGATACTCCATAAATTTATCAATGTCCTCTGGCATTGGAAGTCCGTCAAGCTGAGTTCTTGGTTCAAAGCCCAATTTAGATCCAAGCTCTTTAACCATATCATCAGTATATTTCTTTAAGGTAAGGCGAATCTTGTAATCTTCTTTTCTTAAGGCAGCATCTTTGTTGATAGTAACAACCTTCATGTCTAAAGGTCTTCTAAGTTCTTCCCCAAGCAGTAAATCTATTTTTGGCGTGATAATTGGATAGTTAACCAATCTTGCTGGTTGTGCGAAACCATATTGTTCAGTTAAATATTTATAGTCATCTGTAGACCAATCTCCATTATATATACTGTAGTTCTTAATGTCTGCGTAAACATTCTCTTCCCAAATACTTGATTCGGAATATATATAACCAGCGATAGCATCTATCATTTTGCTACACCATTCTTCGTTTTTCTCTTTATCAGGTATTAGCTGACTTGGAAACGCACTTACTTTTCTATGTGCCATATCTTAAAAATAATAACTTTTATTCTGTTTTTCTATCACCTTAACAAGACGAGGTATTCCTTTTGAATCCCTTTCATATTTACTGAAACCTATATCCTTAACTTCTTTTTCTGTATGTGTAGCTTGTATTCTATAATTATCTATATTATGTATCAAGCACAAACCAAAAGCCATAGCGCGGTCAGTATTTCGTGTACCGTAAGCAGCTAATTCATCCAATAATTCCATGAACCAAATGTCCTCTACATTTTCCCTAATATAATCATCAATTAAATCTTCCAGCAATGCTTTTATCTGCTTATTCATATGTACACCGTACCTATTTCTTGTCTTGGTTCCTGGGTTATGAGCGGATTCTGGCTTTTCTTTTAAATATTGTAAAGCGTTCATCCTCTTAAAGTAGTCCAAGATACCAATTTTTGTATACTCTACCAACATCTTCGCGTTATAGTAAACAGCAAGTTTTAAACATCCATCCCAAAAATCCTCTTTCTTTTTAGGTCTTTCTGTATATTCTGCAACTATCATGTCAGAAGGATGATCAGTGTCCAGGAATCTTCTATAAATAAGAGCAGACCCTAATGAGTCAGACGCCCCAGCTTCATCTTGATCATAAGAGTCAATACCACCTATATCTAAATGTTTATACTCTGGTTCTGGATGATGAAGTATTTTAAAAGGTCCATCAGGATGAGGTCTCCATTTAACTGTGTAATCATCATTTCCATCAAAGTCCCAATCTAAATATCCATTTTGTATCTGACTTCTATAGTCTTTACTAGATAATATTCTAGATCTTTGTGCATTAAGCAAAGAATTATCAAATCTAGCAGATTTTGTATTCAAAAATGCTTCTTCAATTGTAAGAGGGTAGTTTTGCACATGCAAATTATAAGCTTCTCTATCTCCTGACTTGGTTATTACCTCTCTATCTTCTAAAAGCTTTTCTTTAGCAGCTACTTCTCTTTCTTCACCAGTTTCAGTATCAAAAAAACCATAATAAGCTTTAGAAGCAGGAATAAACATAGGGATAAGATTATAAGCATCGTGTTCATAATACATATCCATAAAATCTTTAGAAGCTTTAGAAATGTCACTACCAGTA